GTCAACCTTCAGGAGACTGGCTCCCGATTCAGTGCCATGTTCCTGTTCAACACCGACGCCACGACCACCGAGGCCGCTTATGAGTCGCTGAAGGAGACTGCCCAGTAAGTCATCATTGCCATGACATACGAAGAGGCTCTCGATAAGATTGCAGAGTTAAGGGGGCATGGCAATGCCCCCTTTTCCGTAGAGCAAAAGCGGCTGATTGCGCAGATGTACCCCGAAATATTGGGGAAACCGTTCCGTAAAACCGCTTGCCAAAGATGTTACCACGATGCCGTCATCGAGATGGCATTGAAACTGAGAAAGGAACAAAAGATGAGAGAGAAATGCGACTACCATATGCGGGCGGGTTTCATCATCCGTTGCGGTGATTTCGATGGCGGTGAAATCTACACCAATGCCAACCTCACCAACGATGTCGCCCGTCGTTACCTTGAGCGTTTCCCGAACAAACGTGCGATGTTTGACCGCATCCCCGAAGAAACGGCAGAAACGCCCGTACAGGCCACGAAAGAGCCGACCAAACAAGTTGTTCAACCGAGCGAGAAAAAGGCCGTCACGGGCCGCTCAAAACGCAAAAACGCAAATGAACGTCCAACAGGTAAAACAGGCAGCACCCCGTTTTGATACGGCATACCACCAGCGGCTGAATCTACAGGCGTGGGGTAGGGATAACCTATACCCGCAGCACCTGTCACGCATCGCAGCCGCCAGTGGCACGGCTGAACTATGCCTGTCCCGTTACTGCAAATTCATCGAGGGTAACGGCTTCATGGACGGCCTTGCGGGAAAGGTAGTCAACGAGGCCGGGGACACGGCTGACGATATTCTTCACCTCATCGCACAGGACATCACCCGCTACGGCGGTTTCGCCTTGCACGTCAACTATAACCTGCTGTGCGAGGTGGTTGAAATCAACCACATCCCGTTTGAGCGTTGCCGACTGGAGGAGTGCGATGATGCAGGTCATGTGCAGCACATCGTCACTCATCCCGACTGGATTGGCAAGAAAACCAGAAACGGGCAGCGCATCGCCGTGGATGAGCAGCACGTCGAGCATTTCAACGTGTTCAACCCCAACACCGAGGCCGTGCGTGAGCAGATTATGATGGCCGGGGGTATTGACCGCTACAACGGTCAAATCCTTTGGTGCAGCATGGCGGGCAAAGGAATCTACCCCACCCCGATTTATGATGCTGCCATTAGTGACATGAGTACCGAGGAGGGTCTTGGCAATATCAAGAACCGAAACGCACGAAACAATTTCTTGACATCGGCCATGCTGGTCACCAAACGTGGTGTGCCTAAGTTCGATCAGGACGGGAACGACATCAGCTCACCGACCATCACCCCCGAAGACTTGGCCGCATTCCAGGGGGACGAGCGAGTGGGCAAATTGCTGTTAGTAGAACTTGAGAACGATGAGGACAAACCCGAAGTCGTTCCGTTCACCGCCAACAATTACGACAAGGATTTCACCGCCACCGACGCATCGGTGATTGAGCGCATCTATGCTCAGTTTCACCAGGAGCTGTTCTATGCCATCCGCATCGGCAAGCTGGGTTTCAGTGGTGACGTGATGAGCGATGCCTACACCTACTATGCGGGCGAGGTGACAAACGAGCAACGGTTCATAAGCCGTGGTTTGTCAAAGGTGCTGGCCGCATGGCATGACCCGATTCTGCGGAATGCAGACACAACGATTCTAAAAATCCAATATGCAGGGATGAAAGATGTATAACGAGAAACGACAACTGCTTATCTGGCCCGAACAATTCCGTGAATTGGCCCGCCCTGTCAGTGTCCATGTGGATGATGACGAGGTGGCGCAGTTCATCCGTGAGTGTGAGGATGTGTTTATCATCCCGGCCATCGGCTGGCCCACCGTCAAGCTGGCCACCATGACCGACCCGTGCGATGCAGACTGGTCAACGCTCTATGACGATACGTTTGACGCTACCGTCCTGCTCGACGGCGGGGAATACAACCCCGGTGACGGCTGCGGCTGCGGCACGGACGGCGAGACACGTTACTGCAATGGCTTGCGTAAGGCACTGGCCTATTTCGTCTATGCGAAGATGCTGCGCAACGACGGTGCCATCATCGCCCGTGCTGGTGCGATGCAGCACCAAGACCAATACGCATACCACGTCAACGATGCAGAGCTGAAACGATACAACGACACGATGGACGTGGCCGAGCGTTACCTGGGCGAGTGCCTGGAGTATGCGAATATGCACAACAACACCAAACACACGGCACGGCAGACCCGTTGCCGCATCATCGCAGTGGGGGATTAGGCTATGGCAAAGACCATCATCTTACACATTCAGGGGAACGAAATCACCATCGGTTTCCCGATCCAGGAAGTCGCCACCATGCTGACCGACGGCTCACGTTCCACCACAGCGGAAGAAAACGCACTCGCTGACGTGTGGGTCGTGCTGCGACGTGGCTTGCTGGTGCGCCAATACAGTGCCACCGTCATCGACAACCTTGTCTATATCACCGACAAGGGCCACCTGCTGTGCGGTGAGTACGATATCGAGGTGTACTATGACAGCATCGACGAGCATCATATGAAGTTTGTCGAGGAAAAGATGCTGTGCGTTGTGCGCACTACCGAGGAAGGCCAAAAGTACCAAAGCAGCGACTATGATGTCGTGGCCTATTACCCCGTCATCCGTGGCCGTGCGTCCGCAGTGGTCATCGGTAACGGCACGGTCAGCCTGTTCGCTGGGCGTGGCCTCAATGCCGACCTTGGCGACGATTCGGTAAACCTGCGTGCAGGTTACGGAAACTCTACCATTAAGATTGAGAACAATAGTGTAAACATACATATTAAGGAATAACAATCATGGCGATAGTCAATAAATTACAAGTATTCGACGAGCAGGGCAACCTTGTCGATTATGACATCCTTGCCAGTGATGTCAAGTTCCAGGACGGCAAAGACCTGTCAACCAAGCTGGGCGAGTTGGAGGAAGAAATCGGCGAAGGCGGCTACACCCCGCCCCAGGGCGGCATCCCCAAGACCGACCTTGCCCCTGCCGTGCAGACCTCGCTCGACAAGGCCGACACCGCCTATCAGAAACCCGCATCGGGCATCCCTGCCACCGACATCGCAGACGGCGTCATCCCCGATGTGAGCGGCTTTGCCACCAAGACAGAGGTCAATGCCAAGGCCAATTCTGCTGACGTGTACACCAAGTCGGAGACCGATGCGGCCATCAGTCAAGCGGCTATTGAGGCGGTCGTTGGCAACGGCGACTTTGTAATCAACTATGATGATGAGTATGACATCTTCAACATCGTAAGGATCGTCCCAACCCTGCAAGTGACGCAGTTGCCATCCATGAGCGCATCGACCAAGAGCGGCACGTTCAAGGTGAGCGGCACGAACTTGAAAGGCAACGTGACCATCGCCATTACCGCTACTGGTTGGACGTTGAGCGACGGCACGAACACAGGACAGACTTTGACGCTTGTTCCCACCGACGGCACACTTGCCGAAACGACTATCACGGCCACATATAGCGGCAGCACGGACAGTGTGGGCAACACCATCACCGTCTCCAGTACGAATGCCGAGAACAAGACCGTGACGGCCAACTACACCGTTGTCGCAGGCCCTACTATCTTTGCCGACACATCCAAGACCATACAGGCTATTGCTGGAGATTCGGCAACGGACACGATAGAGGTGGCGGCCTCGCAGTTGACCGAAGGTATTACCGTCATCAAGGGCAACGACAATGCAAACAAGTTCACTGTCAGCCCGACATCGCTCGGAACAAGCGGCGGCACGCTGACCGTTCAGTTCTCGCCTGCATCGGGTGACACCGCCAACCAGTCGGCCACCATTACGCTTCGCAGTGCAGGTGCTGAAGATGTGGTAATCGCATTGACGGGTCAGGTGCTTGTTCCGTCGTTGACAGTATCGCCCGCATCGCTTGACTTTGCTGGAGAGACTGGAACGGCGACCCAAGCCAAGCAGATTGTGCTGACTGGTACCAACCTGCTCAACGATGTAACCGTCACCGCTCCCACGGGATTCAGTGTGACACGCAACGGCAGCGCGGTATCTACCATCGCCAAGGCCGACGTGATGGCCAGCGGCGGCGTGACGCTTGATGTCATTGCGGCTGGAACAAGCGAGAGCGGGTCGCTGATGTTTGCCAGCGGTCTTGCATCGGCAAGTACGGCCTTGTCGTGGCATGAGACGGAGGAAGACCCCGTTGAGGGCGGCTACCTCACCAAGAAGGTGGGCTTGAAAAATGGTGTCAGCACACCTATCGCCGTTGATGCGAACGGCAACCAAATCGAAATTGAGTTCAAGGTCAAGACGGTGGCCACGTCGAACACGGGCAGCCCGACAGATACGGATGGTGAAGTAACCGTTGTAAGCAAGACGCATGAAGAAGCCTATTCCACCGCGTTACAAAACGGCAATTACAGCAATGTTAAGACATTGGTAATTCCTGAAGCCATCATCCACAACGATAAGTATTACAAGGTAATTGGTGCGGCTGCTTATGCATTCGCTTATGCTTCAGCCAGAATTATGACTAGTGTCACCTTTGGTAACAATATCAAATCTATCGGAGCCCATTTTGCACAAAACGTGCAGAATATTAATACGCTTGACTTAGGCAATTCTGTTCAGACAATCGGAGACCAAGCTTTTAATAGGGCTCCTGCACTTACAAATCTTGAAATTCCGGATAGCGTTACATC